AGGTTCACAATACAATCCTGCTTTTGATCCAGAAAGGCCAGTACATCCGTTACTGCCTTTTCATGAAATTCCAAAAGGCCATGAGCAAAATAAGGTGTTGCCTCTTCATCAAAACGAATACGAAGATCAAAAAATCTGACGCCAAATTCATACTGTTCTTCAAGAGACAGGTTCTGACATTTTCCGGTATTCCAAGCTAATATCTGGACCAGTCCGGTTGGCTTAAGATTAGTCATCGAGTTGTGAGTTCCTAATTTAAGCATAATATGGTTATTTAAGTGATTAGTAGAAGCTGATTTTCAAAGGGAGCTTCATTCTGCAAATATAAACATTTATCCATACCTGATGTAAAAAACAACTGATATTCTTATTTATTTTCTAATTTGGTCCATAAACAAAAAAGACCACTGATTTTCAGTGGCCTTCGTGGAGATGGAGAGATTCGAACTATTATAATCACAGATAATCACAGATAATCACAGATAATCATTAGCAATAAAAGTCAAATAGTTAAATAAATCTATATAGTCACACATAATCGCAGATATCTATAAGTAATCACATTTTTGCGTGTAAATTTGCAACGCTACACGCAAATATTAGACCTATGATTAAAAGGAGTATTACATTCGATTTAGAAAAAAGGAAGAAGGACGGAGTACTGATAGTAAAGAACGTCCCTATACGTTGCTGTATTACTTTTAACCGGCAGAGGATAACTATGTTTACTGGTCATCGAATAGATGCTGATAAATTTATACAGGCCAAAGGCATGGTAAAGAATGGATGCTATAACGAAATGGGATTTTCTTCTTATGAGATTAATTACGACATAGAAGAAATGAGATCCACTCTTCAGGAGATTTTTCGAGAATTTGAAATAGCCAATGAAATGCCTACAACCGATCAGATCAAAGAAAAATACAAAATAGCCACAGGGAAACAACAGGATCCGGAGGAAAAAGCAGGCTTTTTTGATCGTTATAAAGAATTTATTGATACTATTGGCAGACAAAACGCCTGGTCGGATAGATCCTTTTATAAACATAACTCAGTTATGCATTTATTGCAACAGTACAATCCTGACTTGGAATTTGACAATTTAGACGAAAAAGAATTGCAGAACATACTTGAGTTTATGAGAGTAGAAAAAAATATCAGAAATACAACATTAAATAAATACTTACGATTTATCAAACAATTTTTATCCTGGGCAGAGTTGAAAGGATATTTAACAAATGTTGCCTATAAGAGATATAAGCCAAAACTAAAAGGAGCCAACTTCGAACTTAAAAAAGTCATCTATTTAACGTGGGAAGAGTTAATTAAACTTTACACAATGGAAATACCAAATAGTCGGTTAGAACAAACCAGAGATGTGTTTTGCTTTTGCTGCTTCACCGGATTAAGGTATTCGGATGTTTATAACTTGAAAAAAATAGACATCAAAGATGCCAAATTAAATATAATCACGATAAAAGACGTAGACAACATAAGTATTGAATTAAACAAATATAGCCGGGCAATTATTGAAAAGTACAAAGATGTAGAATTTAAAAAAGGTAAAGCATTACCAGTCCTCAGTAATCAAAAATATAATGATAACTTAAAAGAGCTTGGTCAATTAGCAGAACTAAATGAAGAAATGACAGAAGTATGGTATGTGGGGAACAAAAGAATGGAACGAGTTGTAAAAAAATACGAAGTATTAACTACCCACGTAGCTAGAAAGACATTTGTGGTTAACGCGCTTACTATGGGAATCCCCCCTCAAGTAATTATGCGGTGGACCGGCCACAATGACATTAAAGCGATGAAACCTTATACAAAAATTGTAGATAAGCTAAAAGAACAAGAAATGAAGAAGTTTGATGAAATGTGATTACGCGCGTACATATATATATATTACTCTATTTTTATATTAAGAGGCCCTCCACAGTGAGGGCAACTTAATTCTGTATGATTCGACTTAGGCATAATATCTTCAGGAGATATAAATAATTGCCACATAGGAATATTCATAGCTTTAGCTATTCTTTCATAAGTTTCCCTAGTTGGATTTTTAAGCAATGCGTTAACGTTTTGCTTTTTTATTCCTATCAATTCTGCAAATGCGCTTTTAGATATGCCTCTGTTTTTAAGTATTTCTTCAATTCGATCCATAAAGATTAATTTGATCACTAAATTTACTCACCATATAAATAGTAATCTTATTTAATTACTTAATTAATATTAAAGTACCATTATAATATTACATATATTCAGAAAGTAATGTATTAATATTACTACATTTGTCCCATAATGCTACATAAAACTAAATAGACTCGCACGTTTACCCTTTCAATGTATCTATAAGCCTTTCCTGATTAATGACAGGGAAGGCTTTTATCTTCTTCTTGGGCGACTTAATTCTATAACATTAAAAATCTGTCTCACATCTTTCAAATGGATTATTCTGTCTTCGTAGAATGGATTAAGAGAATGAATCTTGATAGTACGATTCTGTACATCATGCTCTGTTATCCTCTTTACCAAAATGCCTTCTTTATGGACGATCACAAAATCCCATTTACGAATATGCAATTTACACTCGATCCAAAACTCCGGCTTTATCTCTCTACAAAGAAGCCTATCCCCTTCGATTAAAGAGTCCGTTGTCCCATCATCCATGCTATCGCCTTTTACTTCGAAAGCCATATAATTACCATGAGCTTCGTGGTCAACTATAAATGGTATACGAGGGAGAGTCTCTATATACTCTACATCTGCATATCCACACATATACCCAGCATATGCATATTGATTAACCAATGGGACATATATTATATGATCAGGAGAAATTGGTTCTGCGTTCGAAGGAATAGTTTTTATTGGTACCACATTAGACACCGAAGCATATATATCTCCTTTCCCCGTTATTAGCCAATCTCTATTATATTTTGGGAAACGTGCAATTATTCTATCAACAGTAGATCCTGACGGTGTTCTATGTTCATTTATAAGTCTGCCAATGGTGGCATTATTTCTTAATCCTATCTCATTGCTGAAAGAATTTTTATTATATCCTTCATTTTCAATTATATACTTAACTCTTTCCCACGCCTCCATATGACATTGTATGTATACCGTAAGTTAATAAATCTAAATACAAGAAATTTTATATACTAAATATTTTACAGTATGCAAATAGTATGTATATTTGCATTGTAATCACGTGACAAAGTTACAAAACTTTAATCGGTGATACAATAGCACAAACGTGCCAATTTAATCTAAACTGGTGATAGTAACCAGTCAACGCTTGAAATCGCAGCTTTCCGTATCCAACGACGACATAGTGGTGCATACCTATAAATAATAGACGCAATACATACTCGTAAAAAGCAGATTCGTGACATGTCCGATGATTGCAGCGGGGCTAAATAGAAAAATACTATCGGTATTTGGCTGTATAGACTACGGTTTGTATGCAACCAAATACTTTATATAGGCTGTGTGGTGGAAATGGTAGACACATTACTTAATGGTAAGAGCTTATAGCTATTCCTGGTTCGAGTCCAGGCGCAGTCACAATAAATAATAACAATAAAATCAATATGGAAAAAGTAATTAAAGTAAATGAAGGGTTTACCATAACAGGTATGTTTGATGAAATGAAGAAAGGAGATTTTTTTATGGTAGAGTTTGATCAAAAAAGACATACGGGCATAAAAATGGAAGCTTACAGAAGAAATGACAAAGCAAGATACATGAAAAAAGTAAAGTACAAAAAAGATCTTGTTTTCAGAGTTTCTAAAACTGAAAGACCGGGATTTACGTCCATTATTAAAGTAAAGTAACATGGAACGTATATTCCCAGAACTCACTGCTGAATGTGAAAAAACTGCAATAATGTACTGTTCCGGATTGGAAAAGAAAGAAATCGCTGATATTAAATGTAGAGCAACGAGTACTATCGTTAATCAATTAAGAACAGCCTATGAAAAACTAGGCATAAGAAACGGTAGACAACTTGCTATTATATTAGCGGAGCGTCTTTCTGGTCTTCATATCACATTTGACTTTTCTTCTACCACTCGGACAGTTATAGCAGGATGTTTACTCGTATTACTAATTGTAAATCACAATATGGATATGAGAAGACAACGCTTAAGAAGTTCCAGATCTAATAATAATATAGAATTGATCTGCCGAGTAAAGACAATGTCTAGAGGAAGAAACATATTACTCACCGCTTAAAACAATCAATAATGGATATAGCAAATATGCCAGCAACAGAAATTACAGCAGGTCAATTGGCAGACCTAATTATCCAAAAACTATCAAATAAAATAGAACCAGCTGAAAAGCCTAAATTATCCCGAGGCCTTGATGCTTTGGCGCAAAAACTAGGAGTCAGTATAAGTACTGTGGTTAGATTAAAACGAACTGGTGTGTTTGGTGACTCCATAACGCAAAATGGAAGAGTTATTCATGTTGACCTAGATAAAGCTGTCGAATACTATTTCGACAAAACAAAGAGAAAACAAAGAAGATAATCACGCTGTGAAGCGTTACATCGGTTAAGTTTATTTTCCGGGTGAAATTCCGGATCTGGGGGATTAGCTCAGTGGTAGAGCGCGTTTTATCGATCATGTAACGAAGTCGGCAGTTCGAACCTGCCATCCTCCTCTTGTGTAATACGAATTATATAAGACTAGGTTTAATAGTTTTGGACTGCACCATCCGTGAGGCTCGTGCAGTTTTTTATCAGCAAACAATAAAATCAAATATATATGAAAAAGGTATTTCTTGCGATCCTGCTATTCGCAGGTTTTATCCTCGTGATATCCGAAAGTGACACCTTTGTGCCCAACGTTTTAGGATTAATAATGTGCTGCATATCGGCATATAACCTTAAAGTCTTTAAGGCATGAGGGATATTTATATAAAGGACCCCGACGGCGATTATGATTACGACGGGGAGGAAGAGACAGAAGATCTCGAAGAGATTTATCAGAGAGACTGGGAAATAAATACGTTAAATTGGTAATAATAAATGAATTATGAAAAATGTAATAGCAAAATTTAAAAAAGAAACAGGGGAGACACTTGAAATAAAGAACAGAAAACTGTATTATGGAGGTTCTCTCGACCTCAGAGGTACTCAAATCACAAGTCTTCCTGATAACCTGACAGTCGGAGGTTCTCTCGACCTCGAAGGTACTCAAATCACAAGTCTTCCTGATAACCTGACAGTCGGAGATTCTCTCGACCTCAGAGGTACTCAAATCACAAGTCTTCCTGATAACCTGACAGT